TTCTCACTGGTTCATCACTCCCTTCAACTTTTGGTACTACTACTGTAGTTGTAGCTTGTCCTATTTTATTTGCTACATCATTTTTAAATTGTATCCAAGCCTGTTCATTTCTTACATAGTATCTTGGACATTCTTTTCCTGTCACATCATAATGTCTTATAATTGCATCTATTCTTAAATTGTATCTCTTGCATATATCTGCACATAACTCTACTAAACTGTTATATGTATTGTCGTTGAATTTTCCATCCCAATCTGGGTGACAATCTTCTATTCCTATTGATTTTCTATTCATTGAATAACTACCACTATGGAAAGCTACTTCATTTTCTGGTATACATCTTATTATTTCACCGTTTAAACCGATTATATAGTGAGATGAAGCATATGTCTTATGTGATGTTGCTAAACTCTCAAAATAGTTTCTATTACCTAATGCAGAACTTCCTGCATTTCCAACCCAGTGAACTACAATTTTTTGTATAGTTCCTTGTTTCTCTCCACTTCTTGAATATGGATTTACTGTTAATAGTCTATCTTCTATATTCATTATTCGTTTACCTCCCCTCTTGTATCTTCTTCTGCAAGTTCCATTGTTTCTACAATTTCATCTTCCATAATTATTCCTCCTTATTACTTATTGCTTTTTGTCCTAACAAATATGTACCTATTACACCTTGTACTACTGCAATTATTTGTACTATTTGTATCGCGTATGGTATTGTTATTCCATCAACTGCATTTATTCCTGCAACTAACGCACTTACTATTGCTAGTATATTTGTTAAGTATTTTGCTATTGTTTTTACTCTTTCCATATTAGTTCACCTCCTATACAAATTTACTTAGTCCTAAGATAAACGCTATTGCTGTTAATATAATTCCAACAAAAAAAGAAACTACTTTGCTTTTTATTTGCTTTTTAGTTTCTTCATATTCTTTTGCTGGTTTTTCTTCAATTATTTTTAGGCGTTCATTCATTTTGTTTTGGTCTTCTCTCATTGCCTTCATTTCTGTTGCTATTTCTCGCACACTTAGCGTTAAATCATATATGTTTTCAACTTTATTTTCAATACTATCTAATCTTTTAGAATTTGATTTTGAACGTTGCTCATTTTCTACTAATCTTTCAACAACTTCTGTCTCTTGCATTTTCTTCCTCCTTTCGAGAAATTTACATTTTTAGTTTAATGGAATTTCTACTTGTCCAGTTAACCAAAGTGAATTTCCATTAATGATACGAACATTTATAACATTGTTAGTAATTATTTGTAAAAAACCATATGATGTTGCTGTTCCAAAAACTGCTGCTCTTATAAAGTTCTTTTCTTTTAAAAGAGTTTTTAAATCATAACCTGTAATACTAGGTAACGTGCCTATGACTACTTCCCCGTCTGATGTAGTAAAATTTCCTGAAGATTTGCTTACTGAAATTCTAACAAATAATACTCCATTTTTTATTCTTGCTTGTATACCATTCCCATATTGAAATCCACTATTAGAAGAAAGTGCAATACCACTATTTAACGTCCCATTAATCCACCCAGAATCTTCGCTTTCCAACAAATATTGTTTTGTTTTATCATTTCTTATTTTTCCATCTATTCCAACTTCCAATCTTCCCATTAATGTTTCTGTTCCACTTTCTTCTACTTGCGTTGTTTCTAATGCAAGGCAACCGTTTGCTCCAACTCCCAACTTTGCACCATATGTTGTGTTTCCGATTTTCCTTCTTTTTTTAATACCATCAAATTCATTTAAATTGTTTATTGTAAGAGCTCCTGTCATTGTATCTCCTGTTTTATCAAGTTTCTTTTTAATTAAGCTTTTAAGTGTTAGCATTATACTCCCCCCTTACTACTAATGTTAAAATATCTCCTTTTTCTAACTGCAAATCTGTTGTTGTCTTTATTTTATTGCTTATACTATCTGCATCTCCTATTTCTCTATAATGTCCATCTGTTCCAGCATCATCACTACTTAATGCTAGTCTTTCGGTGTCTAAGTATACATCTAATACTTCTTGTCCAACTTGATAATAACAAGGTAATGTTACTTCTGCTCCTGCATTTATATTAGATGTTATTTTTAGTTGGTAAATGTGTGTAAGCAAATTTTCTTGCATTCTGTTTATATTATAAGATGTTAATGGTGTCTCTCCACTATATTCTGCCGGTACCACTTCATATTGCGTTCCCTCTATTTCTACATATGCATTCTTTACTTTTGTTGCTCCTTTAAACTCAATTATTTCCATTTCTTGCCTCCTTTTCAAGAGTTTCTATTCTTTTTATAAGTTTATCTATTTCCTTATCTTTTTGTTTATCTTTTTCCTGCAATTGTTCTATCATTTCTTGTTGTTCTTGGATTGCTTTAGTTGCTGTAGCAATTATTGGTAATTCGTTAATATAATACCTTTCCTCAATGTTGTCTTTTTGGGGACGTATAATTACAAAATTAGGGTCTAACATTTCCATCTCTTGTGCTATATAACCTATATCATAATGTTTTCCATCATCTTCTTTATCAAATTGTTTATGTTTAATCTTTTTTATTATTTCTAAAGCACTCTGAGAACATTTTTTTATATTTTTCTTTATTCTTCTATCTGATGAAATGTTATTAGCATATACATTTCCACTTACACTTAAATCTCCATAGATATTGGCAAGTACATTTGGAAATAGTATGAAATCTACCTTGTTACTTTCTGTACCAAAAAATATATTTCCTCCACACGCTGATAAATCTCCCTCATCTGTAACTAATACATATGAATTTCCTGTTCCAATTTTAAATGAATCTGATCCAGCTTGATTTTTATAAAATTGTATATTATCTAATATTCCCATTGATGCATTTGAAGTAGTAGTTGCAGGCATAATATAAAACAACATCGAATTTGTTTTCTCATCATTAAAAAATATACCAGGCATAGCATCTGCTTGTATTTTTACACCATTTGAAATTATTCCAGCATTTGATGAATCTAAAACCAAATCACATCCACTTAATACAAGTTGTCCTGTGCAACCTCCTGAATTTTTAGGTGGCATAGCAAAATCTTTTATGTATAAAATTGGCCAAAATTTTCCATCACTTGTTGTTACTACTCCCCAAGCCATACCATTTTTTATTTTGGTATTATACTCACTGTCTACTGAAAATGCAATATATTTGTTGTCGTCTTGCGTTTTTACTCCCATTTCTCCAAACTTTGTTCCACTCTCATGGAAGTGTTGTCCTGATTTATCTAATGACATTAGAACTTTTTTGTTATTATCTAATATTGCCAGACTTGCATTACCATTTAATATCATCATTTGAATAAATTCACTTATTTGGTTCCATGCAACCTTTACCGCTTCTGTATTTTGTTGAATATATGTTCCAACTTCTGTTTTACCTACTTTTTTATTTACTTCGCTTGTTATTTCTTCTGATTTTACATTTATTGCCGCATTCATTTCTGCTGTTGTTGAATAGCTTTCAAATTTTTGATTTACACTTAATTCAATACCTCGTGTTGATTGATTTATTGCACTATTCATTTCAACCTTCGTAGCAAATATATCATTAAAGTCATTTTTTATTATATATTCTGCATATATCTTATTTCCAACCATATCAATTAGGTATATATAATTTTCGCCTTCAAAAAGTTCTACTTGTATATTTAGTTTTTGCTTTATTGGAGTTTTTAGCGGTGTTAAAACATGATATTCTGATAATTGTAATCGTCTTATAACATATGCATTTTCCTTTTCTATTTCTATACTATCACTTATTTTTCCATTTGTTCTTAGTTCATCTGTATCAATTAAATATGTCTTTCTATCTGCTGAAGGATTAGTTCTACTTTGCTTGTCTATTATTATTTTATATATCATCTATAACACCTCCTGGTTAGGATATAAATTATCACTTGGAAACAATTCGTCGGAAGGAAACAAATTGCTTTCATACTTTTGATTTCCTTCAATTTTTAATATCAATACTTGTGCCTTGCTTGCATTTTCTAAGTGTATTTCTGTAATTCCTTCTACTTCTCTTTTATAATCTGTAACACTTGATACTTGATCTTTTATTGTATCTATGTCTTGCTCATGTTTTGTTATTTTTTCTTCATGTTCTGATGATTCCTGTACTAGTTGTGTTATTTTTCCATCAATTTGATTTATTTCACTTTGTACCCTTTTTATTTTGTTAGAGTTACTCTGTTTTGTCTGCATACTTTCTTGTTCTGTTTTGACCTGTATTTTGCTTTTTATACTTGCCTTAAATTTTCCCGCATAATTTATCTCTCC